GTGGATATTATATGCCTGTTCCAACTCCAGATGATTATGGAATGACTATTATAGAATGATTATTTAAAAGATGAGTAATAAAGCATTAAAAACACCTTTACGTTATCCTGGTGGTAAGTCTCGTGCTTGTACTAAGATGGAACAGTTTTTTCCAGACTTTAGTAGATATAAAGAGTTTCGTGAACCATTTCTTGGTGGTGGGAGTGTAGCACTTCATATCTCTAAGATGTATCCTCAATTAAGTATTTGGGTTAATGATTTATATGAACCTCTTGTAAATTTTTGGCAAACTATACAGGATGATGGGGAAAATCTCCAATATATGATATGGAGTTTGAAAAATAAATATCCCGATAGAGATACTGCTAGAGAATTATTTTTAGAATCTAAAGAGAAAATCAACAATGAAAAATTACCCAGTAGAGACCGTGCAGCGTATTTTTATATTGTTAATAAGTGTAGTTTTTCTGGTCTCACTGAGTCAAGTTCTTTTTCAGCCCAAGCCAGTGAATCTAATTTTTCCTATAGAGGAATTGAAAAGATTTCAGGGTACCAAAAAATAATTGAAAACTGGAAGATTACTAATTTATCTTATGAAGATCTTTTAACAGATTGGGAGGGTGCATTTATATATCTAGATCCTCCTTATGATATTAAAGATAATCTTTATGGTAAGTCTGGTGCTATACATAAGAAATTTGATCATGATAAATTTGCAGAAGATTGTGATAAACATACTGCACATATGATGATCTCTTATAATTCATCACAATTAATTAAAGATAGATTTAAGGAATGGTCTGCTAGTGAATTTGATTTAACATATACTATGAGATCTGTTGGTGAGTATATGAGAAATCAACAGGATAGAAAAGAATTATTATTAATGAATTATAATAAACCTAAGGTTAAGTTGACTTTTGATGGATGTTATAATTATGATAGATTAAAAAAGGAGGGTTTAGTTGATGTCTGAAAATACTCGTGAAAAATTAAATAATCTGAGAGGTAGGAATAATAATTTTGAAAATATTGTTGTTTATTCATTTAAAGTAAATGAGCATCAGCACATCAATGTTCATGAAATAAAAAGACTTGAGCATAGTATTTCTTCATTAAGACAATTTAATAAAGAAATATCCATCTATCTTTTTTGTGATGATCCACGTATCATTCCACCTTATTTTGCTCTTAATTATTCAGTGAGAATTAAACCTTTTGCTGAAGGTTTTGATCATACAATGTTGAATGCTTGGTCAATTCACAGATGGTATAATCTTAAATATTTTGATGATGAATTTTACAATATCTTATATGTAGATGCTGATACTATTTTCTATCATGATGTTCAATATCTATTTGATACATATTGCACACATGATGTATATGGTAGAGAGGAATTTGGATTTAGACATGATCCAAATCATGGTGGTGGAAAAAATATAAGAGAACAACTTGATTTAGTTGAATCTTGTATATATGATCTAGGTGGAAAATGCGAAGTATATAAACATTGCCTTGGTGTTATTTTAATGAATAATGGTCTTCATCGTAATATTACTGCAAGGTTGGATGAACTATCTGAGTTAATGGAACAGTTCAAACAAAATCAAATTCTTTTACCAGTTCCTAATCGTAGAATAGCCGATCAATATGCTGTATGGGTTATCTTTAGTCGTATGGGTGTCACAGAGGGTCTCTTTGCTGCTCAGGACGTTACTCAGGGATGGATAGAACAAAAACATAAGGATCATTTTAATCCTGTTATATGTCATTACACAACTAAGAAAGAGCAAGAGTTTGCTCAATCTGATCCTAAGTATGCTAATTTGATAAGAGATGTTGATAGTTTAGCAGAACAGATTGATCCCCATATGACTGTTTCTATGAATAGTGGTGTTTATCTTTCCCAAAAAGCAGTAGAATTAGTTGCAGAAGATAATAATATAGTTGTAGATTCTAGTAAAAATGAAATATTTTTATAAATCATAATATGACAGAATTTTTACAACGTCACATCGGATCATCAGAATCAGAACAACGCAAAATGCTTGCTGATCTTGGTCTATCAACTATAGATGAATTAGTCAGAGAAATTGTACCTGATTCAATTTTACTTCGTGGTGATAATAATAGATTACCAGAAGGATGTAGTGAACAAGAAGCACTTGTAGAATTAAAAGATATTGCTTCACATAATATTGTCAAGAGAAGTCTAATTGGACAAGGATATTATGGTACAATTACACCACCAGTAATTCAAAGAAATGTATTTGAAAATCCTGCTTGGTATACATCTTATACTCCTTATCAGGCAGAAATATCACAGGGTAGATTAGAAGCATTATTTAACTATCAAACACTCATTACAGAACTTACTGGATTGCCAGTTGCAAATGCATCTTTGTTAGATGAAGGGACTGCAGCTGCAGAAGCAATGATACTAGCACATTCAGTTGGTAAAGAAAATAGATTTGTAGTTGATAGTAAAGTATTTCCTCAAACATTAGAGGTATTACGAACAAGAGCAAGACCACTTGGTATTGAAATAGTATTAGTTGATTATGATGGATCAATACCACTAGCAGAGTTAAAGGATGCATTTGGAATCTTAGTGCAACTACCCAATAGTCATGGTGCTTTAAAACATCGTGATGGGTTACTTACAGCAGCAGAAGTATGTAAGTGTATGAAGATTGCAATTGTAGATCCACTATGTCAGGTTCTTATGAAACCTGTGGGAGAGATGGGATTTGATATTGCTGTTGGTAGTATGCAGAGGTTCGGAGTTCCTATGGGATTTGGAGGACCTCATGCAGCATTCTTTGCAACCATTGACAAATATAAACGTAAAATTCCTGGACGTATTGTTGGGCAGTCGGTAGATAGCCAAGGTAATAAAGCATTACGGCTAGCGTTGCAAACAAGGGAACAACATATAAGAAGAGACAAAGCAACATCCAATATATGCACTGCTCAAGCACTCCTCGCAAATATGGCAGGTTTTTACGCTGCTTATCACGGTGCGGAAGGTTTGAAAAAAATAGCAACCAGAGTATTAAGATATAGGCAGACGCTACAATTAGCATTGAAATGGTGTGGAATAGAAACAGATGAATCAGAAGGATTCGATACTGTAAGGTTTAAAAGTTCTCTTAGTATAGATAACTTTAATGTAAAATATGAAGATGGTTGGTATACCTTGTCCTTAGATGAGTGTACCACACTAGATGAGATACATCAAATTGTTGACTCACAAATTGATTTTCCTAACAAAGCAGACACTATAGAGCATGTATTAGATGCTGTAGGTGATTACCATTGGTCAAGTATACCTAAGAGAACGAAACCATGGCTCAAGCAAGAATTATTTAACAAATATCATAGTGAAACAGATATGATGCGATATATCCATGATTTAGTATCAAAAGATTTTTCATTAATAAATGGTATGATTCCACTTGGAAGTTGCACAATGAAGTTAAACGCAGCAGCAGAGTTGATGCCAGTAAGTTGGAATGAGTTTGCGAATATACATCCTTTTGCTCCAAAAGATCAAACGTTCGGATATCAAAGAATCATAGATGATCTTCGAGAATGGTTATGTGACATTACTGGATTTGCTGATGTATCATTACAACCAAACGCAGGATCACAAGGTGAATATGCAGGTCTACTAGCAATACAAGAATATCATCGAAGCAATGGTGATATAAACCGAAACGTATGTTTGATTCCTACAAGTGCACACGGAACAAATCCTGCATCAGCAGTGATGGCAGGTATGAAAATTGTTCCTGTCAAGTGTGATGATGAGGGTAATATTGATTTAAAAGATTTAGAAAAACAAGCACTTATGAACTGTCTTGATTTGTCTTGTATTATGATTACATATCCTTCTACTCATGGTGTATTTGAACCAACAATTAAAGACATTTGTAAAATCGTACATGAGAATGGTGGTCAGGTATATCTTGATGGTGCAAATTTAAATGCACAAGTTGGTCTTGCAAAACCAGGTGATTACGGTGCTGATGTATGTCACCTTAATCTACATAAAACATTCTGTATTCCTCATGGTGGTGGCGGTCCTGGTGTCGGTCCTATTGGTGTTGCAGAACATCTTGTTCCTTTTATGAATCATCGTGTATCAGCAGCAGTTCAAGGTAGTGCATCAATACTTCCTATCAGTTGGATGTATATTCGTATGATGGGTGCTGATGGATTAAGAAGAGCAAGTGAAGTATCTTTACTTACTGCAAACTGGTTAGTGCATCGTATTGAACCATTCTTTAATGTATTATATAAAGGTGCAAACGGAAGAGTTGCTCACGAATGTATATTTGATGTTAGACACTTTGAAGGTATTACTGCTGAAGATGTAGCAAAAAGATTGATGGATTATGGTTTTCACGCACCTACATTATCTTGGCCAGTTATAGGAACAGTAATGGTTGAACCAACTGAAAGTGAATCTTTACATGAACTTGAAAGATTTGGTGCAGCAATGGTAAGTATCCGTAGAGAGATTGATAAGAATAAAGATATTTTGAAAAACTCACCTCACACTGCAAGGGTTGTAAGTTCAGACAAATGGGAGTATAATTACAGTCGTGAAGAGGCAGCTTATCCTGTGAACCAAACAAATAAGTTTTGGCCAGCGATATCACGAATCGACAATGTTTACGGGGATCGTAATCTTGTTTGTTCTTGTGAAAACTATTTTGATAATGAAGATGGAACTTAAAGACTGGTTAAATTCAATCAACCAAACAAAGAAAAATTTAATAGATGAAGACCTAAGTATCGAAAAGGAATATCCTCCTTATATAATCAATCGTTGTTTCTCTGGACATCTTGATTCTATCATGTTTGCAAATGAGATGAATCAGTATCATTTTTTACCAAAAAGACTTCAATATGATTTTTATCTAAATACACTGAGAACTAAGAAGAGATTCTCTCCTTGGTTACGTAAAGATGAGATTAAAGATCTTGACTTGGTGAAACGTTATTATGGTTATAGTAACGAAAAGGCAAAACAAGCTCTACGAATCCTAACGAAAGAACAACTTAATTTTATAAAATCGAAATTTGAAACTGGAGGAAGACAATGAGTGTGGTTCAAGAGCTTGAAGTAAAGTGGACACCCGAACAAATGGTAGAGGTGACACTAAACGAACCTGATGATTTCTTAAAGGTTAGAGAAACTCTCACAAGAATCGGTGTAGCATCCAGAAAAGAGAAGAAGATATATCAGTCATGTCATATACTACACAAACAAGGTAGATATTTTCTTGTTCATTTTAAAGAACTTTTTGCTCTTGACGGTAAACATGCTAATCTTACCTCTAATGATGTTCAGCGTCGCAATCGTATTTCTCAACTTCTTGCTGATTGGGGATTGGTTACTATTGTAGATTTAAAAAAAATACAAGACATTGCACCTTTAAATCAGATTAAAGTATTAGCATATAAAGACAAAGGAGATTGGATATTAGAAACGAAGTATAATATAGGTAGCAAAAAGAAAAAAGTTGACGAATCCTAATAGCCTTTATAATGGCATTAATGAACGTCTTTTCTATACTTTAGGAAAGCGTCCAGATACTGCTACTTTACATGATTTCTATATGGCATTAAGTTATGCTGTAAGAGATCAGATGATGAATTACTGGTTGTCTATGGAGACACCTACTGATAAGGAAGTGGCATATCTTTCCGCAGAATTTTTAATAGGACCACAACTTGGTAATAATCTTATAAGTCTTGGTATGAAAAAAGATGCACAAGATGCATTGGAAAAATATGGGTATACATTAAATCAAATTTTAGATGTAGCAGAAGAACCTGGTTTAGGTAATGGTGGGTTGGGTAGACTCGCAGCATGTTATATGGACTCTCTAGCAACCTTACAAGTACCTGCTACTGGATATGGTATAAGATATAAGTATGGTATATTCAAACAACAGATAAGAGATAATCAACAAATAGAAGTTACTGATAATTGGTTACATGGAGAATGGCCATGGGAACTTTGTCACCCAGATGAATCTGTTCTTGTAGGTTTTGGTGGTAAGGTAGAAAATTATGTATCTGATAGAGGAAATTATAGAGTAAGATGGGTTCCTGATGAACAGGTAATTGCTGTTCCATATGATATTTTACAAATAGGATATAAGGTTAATAATTGTAATAGAATTAGATTATGGAGAGCAGATGCTACTGAAACATTTGATTTCTATGCATTCAATATAGGTGACTATATGGGATCTGTAGAACAGAGTGTCTCATCTGAGACTATTTCTAAGGTTCTATATCCTAACGATGGTACAGATGCTGGTAAGATATTAAGATTAAAACAACAACATTTCTTTGTGAGTTCATCTCTTCAAGATATGTTAAGAAGTTTAGATAAACGTGGATATGAGATAGAAGACTTCCCACATCATTGGCAAGTTCAATTAAATGATACTCATCCTGCTATTGCTGTAGCTGAGTTAATGAGATTGCTTGTAGATGAGAGACATCTTGAATGGGAATCTGCATGGGAGATTGTAACTAAATCTATTGCATATACAAATCATACATTAATGCCAGAGGCATTAGAGAAGTGGGATCTTAAATTATTCAAAACTCTTTTACCAAGACATATGGAAATTATCTATGAGATTAATCGTAGATTTTTACAGGTAGTACGTCTGCACTATCCTGGTAATGATAGCATTTTAGAAAAGATGTCTATTATTGATGAGCGTGGTAATAAGGCAGTTCGCATGGCACATCTAGCAACCATTGGTTCTCATCATGTGAATGGTGTTGCTGCATTACATTCCGAATTAGTTAAGACACAATTGATGCCAGAGTTTTATGATCTATGGCCATATAAGTTTACTAATGTAACTAATGGTGTTACTCCACGTAGATGGATTGCATCTTCTAATTCATGTCTTTCAGAGGTTCTTGATGAGTATGCAACAGGATGGATTACTAATGGTGAGAAACTCAAAGATCTTGAAAATCATATAGATGATAGTAGTATGATTGAAAAGTTTGCAGAAGCAAAGGTAGTTGGAAAACATAATCTCGCAACATATATTTTTAATAATTTGGGTATTGCTGTAGATCCTTCTAGTATATTTGATGTACAGGTTAAAAGAATACATGAGTATAAGAGACAGCATTTGCTTGCTCTTTGGGTAGTATCTCAATATCTTAGAATTAAAAATGGAATTGATATTGTTCCACGTACAGTAATATTTGGTGGTAAGGCAGCACCTGGTTATTATATGGCAAAATTAATTATAGAATTTATTTGTAATATTGCAGAGGTAGTTAATAGTGATCCAGATATGGATGGTAAGTTGCGTGTAGTATTCTTACCAAATTATAGTGTTAAGTTAGGAGAACTTGTATATCCTGCTGCTGATTTATCAGAACAAATTTCTACTGCTGGTAAAGAAGCATCAGGCACAGGAAATATGAAGTTCCAAATGAATGGTGCTCTCACAATAGGAACACTTGATGGTGCTAATGTAGAGATAAGAGATCTTGTAGGAGAAGAAAACTTCTTTCTCTTTGGACATGATGAAAAGGGTATAGTAAATTTATGGCAGCATGGATATTATCCTAAACATCATATGAGTGCGGAACTTTGGGAAGTAATTAATCTTATTAAGGGTGGACATTTTAGTCATGGTAATAAAGAAAAATTTCAACCTTTATTAGATAATCTTGTTAATCATGATCCTTTCTGTGTTTTTGCAGACTTTGATGATTATTGTAATGCTCAAGATCGTGTAAGTAGTGCATGGAAAGATAGAGATAGGTGGAACCGAATGTCGGTTATCAACACTGCACGTTCGGGATTCTTCTCTTCTGATAGATCGATTAGGGATTACTGTAAAAGAATATGGGGTATTCCACACTGACCTTTTAAAATATTTTTGTATAATTAGTAGTGTCGCCTTCGGGGACGTAATTTACACTCGCTTATTTAAGGAGAACTATGACTTACTTACAAAAATATCACTCTGCAAACTTACCAGAGTTGATGAAAATAATTTCAAAGAACGGGATTGGTATGGATGATTACCTTGACCGCTTT